GAACCAGACGGTCTTCCCATTCTCCTGCGCGTTCCCGGCCATGTACGCGAATACGCAGGTTTTCCCGCCCCCGCAGGGGAGGACGACACAGGGCCGCCGCTTCCCACGGTTCAGGGCGTTCCAGACATCCCTGATAAGGGTTGACTGATATTTGCGTAGTTCCATCAGAACGGCGTTTCGACATCCGGCAGGCTGTTCAGGTCGAAAGGCAGTGCCGCATTCGTGGGCGCTGCGGCGGGCATTTCCGTCGTCCCACGGGAGGGTTCCACCCACGCCGGCAACACCTCTGCCTGTTTCCGCGTGAGGAAATAGTTGATTTTCGCCGTTGTTTTTCCCTCGTACAGGTCATGCTTCACGTTTGCCGCACCGACCTTCCCAACCGCGTCTATGATCGCCTGCGGGCTCGGCTTGTCCAGCCCGAACGATTCACAGATTTCACCAATGCGCTGGTTCGTCATTTTTGGGTTGTCCGGCATGAAAACGAGGTAGAACCACAGCGTTGAAGCGTACCCGGACACATCGAGTGTCAGCACGAGCATGTCGTTTCCACTGCTTTTTGATATTTTTTCCTCGACCTCCCGAATGCGTACTCTGTGTTTCCCCTGCGGGATCGGTGCGAATGCGTTCTCTTCGTAGTCATCCGGGTTGAAGTCCCATTTCACCATAGTTATTTGCCCTCCCTATCTTCGAAATTGGCCGCAAGCATGTCCGAGATATGCAACAGTTGAGCCAGCGGGTACTGCTGAAACGCCGCTTGACAGGCGCATCGCCCGGCGTAATCCTCGCCGAGTCCCATATGCCACCGTATCGCCATCGCTTCTTCTCGGGTCAATTTCATAAATGCGCCGATCATGTAGACCGATTTTTCGCCGTGGCCGTACGGGAATTGGTCGTCCACCACATAATAGGGAACCTGTTTCCACGCGCCGGATTCGTCCTTCACGTTCCGCATGTCCGTTTTGTAGAACCCCACCTTGCACAGGTCATGCAACAGAGCAACGATCGCCAACGTTTCACCGTTCTCTGTGATCTTATAGATGGAGTTTAGGACCGTCAGATGTTTCAGCACGTTCAGGCTGTGCTCGCACAACCCACCCTCATGGGCCGAATGGTATTTCGTGCTCGCCGGGGCCGTGAAGAAATCGGACTGTTCGAGCCATGCGAGGAGCTTGTCAGCGCCTTCGCGGGTGATGATGTCGTTGTATTCTGAGATGAATTTTTCTTTACTCATTTCGCACCCTTCCCCGTAAAAATATCCTGCGGCATACAACTCTTCCGGCAGAATAGCTGATCCTTCGCATACAGCGCCGGACCGCCCTCTAACACGTAATACCAGACTTTCTGGCCGTCCTTTTCGGCGGTGGCGATGTATGCGACGATGTTACACAAACCGCATACGTTGTCCAGAATCTTGGCCTGGATCTTCGGACTGATTCGCATGATCTTCTCGCCGGTCAGTTGCGTGATCTCCGTTATGTCGTGCCAGGCCGTGAAGATCACGTTGCAGTTCAGTTGCCCGGCCTTCCGAGTAAGGCGTTTCAGGGCGTTGTATACAAGCTGATATGCCTGCCGAAAATCCTTGAATTTATCGCTGGCATCCAGTTCCAATATCCACATATCGAACAGGTCTGATATGTTGTCGATGATGATTGTGTCGTATTTGTCTACGGATGCATCAAATTTCGTATAGAAGTCCGCGATGTCCTTGATGCTGTGAATGTCCAGGTTCGGGCGGTCGAAGTTCTTCAATACCACCGAAGAATTGTCACTGCACAGCAGCAGGTTCTTCCCACGCTTGCCAGTTTCAACGGTCGTCGAGTTTATCGTTTTACCGCCGCCCGAAGGGCAGTAGATCAGAGCGTTTGCCATAGTTACACCTCGAATTTGTATAATTTATGATCGTCTGGCACCAGCCGCGGGAAATATAAATCCTGACTTGTACAGCATTCTTGAAGAAATTTAATTATTATTTTTCCGTAGTATTCATTTACGTTTTCTGCAATCAAAATGTCGCTTACGTTGTCCCTGTCGAAATTATCAATTCCAATTATCTTCACTTAAATCAGCCCCTCCATAGCTTTCAGCTGCTTCGTCGAGTACCCCACAATCTCGAAGTCGATCGGCTCCGTGAGAATTTTAGTCGCCCGGCAGTATTCACACACCCCGCACCGCTCCGGCTCGATTTCGCCCCGCTTCACGGCCAGAATCTCGGGCATGTCCCGCTCGATCACGCGCAGGCATTCGTCCCGGCGCCATTCTGGGATGTGGATGATTTCGAGGTTCGGCGGGTCTTCCTTCGTCCCCACTGCCAGATATGTTTCCAGCCCCTCGCCGTGAATCTCTGAGTATACGGCCATCTGAAAGTCGTATTGCCAGTATTCGACGAACGAGATCCCCATGACGCGGTCCATGGAGCGCATGACCTTCAGGTCAACGATTTTATCCGGGAGCAGGGAGTCTATTTTGATCTTCCAGGGTGTGCCGAACAGCTCCCCGGTGCAGACGACCTGTTTCTGGCCGCTCATGTACTGCATGAAAAGGTCGTCGCTTTCGATGCGGCATATGATGTCCTCGGCCCTTCGGTAGTCTGCTTTCAGATTGCCATTTTTCATGAAAATCTCGGGATTCTGCGCCCTGAAAATATCCAGCGTTCCTTCGAAGTGACTGTCAACATAGCTGCCAACCAACAGCGCGGTAGTTTTCTCCTGCTGCCATTCGCCCCGGAGTTTTGCCATTGCGAGGGCAGGGCAGCGTTGGAAGTTTTTAAATTCAGAAATGCTCATATACAGCTTGTTTGCTTCGGCAGAAAAGTAATTTTCATTATTTAAAATCATTTTTCTTTCCTCAAGGTTCCGTTTGCATAGTTCGGAATCGTTGCAATATCCTCAATATTCCAGTGAAGTTTATTAAGTCTGCCGTATAGCGTAAACCGAGAAATATGTAGCTTTTCTGAAAGCTCTGAAATGGTTAGCTTTTCTCCGTTATAAGTGACATAAATATTCGTGGTTTTATTGGTTGATTGTTCATGAATATTAGCCCATCTACAATTGTCGGGGTTGTAGTTTCCGTTCACATCTTTCCGATCGATACTTAGATCGTCCGAATACCCGTTAGAGGTAGCCCAATCATAAAAAGATTGAAAACAATTTTTCCATTCATCGCATATTTGAATTCCGCGACCTCCATATCTGGAATATCCTGATCCGTTCGGGTTGTAACAGCGAGTTTTCATGTTGAGCCATATCCGATAAAGTCGACATTTTTTTGAATGGCCATGTGTTATGTGGGTACCTTCTTTGTGCAAACAGCCGCACGAGCGAATTAATCCAGCGACCAAATGCGTTGACCTAACCTTCTTATAGTTGCCGCAGTCGCAGAGACAAAGCCAAGCCACCTTACCATCCTCGAACCTCTCGCAAAGCTCTATCACCGTGAGTCTTTCAAAGCGTTGTCCTGTTAAATCTTTAAAATTATGCACTAATGGCTTACGGTTTGCTTCCGAAGAACGATCATTTTCATTCGTCAGTAGCATCCCCGACCTCCATTCTTTCCATAGCGAACCGGATTGCCTCGCTGAGTATGAACGACATCGAAACGCCGCTTTCCTCGCTCATCTGTTTGAGCATCTCGTAGGCTTCGATGCGGACCATGACGGGCCGGTAGCCCTCGGTTTTCGGCTGGGGTCGGAGGATGAATTTGTCCTTAATCATAATGCCGTCACCACCAATTCATTTTCATTCGTCGTTCTCGCCGCGATAAACTGCAAGCCCTTCTGCTTGCATTTCTTATACAGCCGTTCACGGTTCTTGTCCGAAAGTTTCTCGGCCCCGTCAATCAGGATGATCTGCAACGCGTTCGGCTTCGATATGGCTACATCGACGCAGAGGTCCAGCTGTTCCCCTTCGGATAGGTTCGAGATTGGCAACCCTTTGATGAGCGGGATGCCATCCTTCACCGTGAGCCCCTTTACCGGAATCGTCGCCGTTTTCAGGATTTCGCCAGGCAGGTCACGGGCGAGTTCGATCTTCCGCGTGAGGTCCTCCGACTCTTCCTTAAGCGCCTGAATGTCCCCTTGCATGTCCTTCATGCGCCGATACTCGTTCAGGTGCTTTATCATCTGCTCGGCCATCGTGATTTCGTCCGACAGTTCCGAAATATCCTGCGGCTCCCGGTCCGCGTACTCGTTGGCGATCTGGATGTCGGTGTCCAGCTTCGCGACCTTGGCCTGATACTCGGCCTCGATGACCTTCTGCTTGTCGGTGAGCTTGTCTCCCAGCGTTTTAATACGATCTTCGGCGGCGATGATTTCCGCTTTCAGCCGTTCGATGGTTTTCAGAAGTCCTTCGCGCTCGTTCGCGATGGCTTTTTCTTCGGCTGCCATTGCGATGTCGCGCTCGGCTTCGTACCCCCGGATTTTATTGTCGTAGCTCTCCCGGAAGGCAACCGCCCGTTGAATTTTTCCATTCTGGTCTTTGATCGTTTCGAGTTCCCGGTATCGAGCCCCGAGGTCGTATGTGTCCCATTTTTCGTATTGATAACTCGTCGGAATATCCTTTGCGATGTCCTCGATGAACGCCTGCTTGTTTCGAATGTCGCGGTTCACGTCCTGCCGCGTTTTGAAATAGAACCCGTTTTCGGCCTGGATGTCATGGAGCACTTGCAGAATGTTCTGCTCGTAGTCGACATCGCGCGGGATTTCCCCGAATTTTTCCTTGATCCAGTTCAGGTTCCAGTCGAACTCGATCAGGTCCAGGATGATCCGATTCTGCTCCTGCCGGGTCATCATAGTGAACGCAACCGGATTCAGCTGCAACGGCGTGAAGATTTTCTGGAGGAAGGTTTCGGGGCTGGTAATTTGCCGGCCGCCCTCTTTAATTGATTTGTAATCGCTCTGGTTTGTCCGCTTCTTCCGGTTGATGGAAAGCCCGGTATCCGTTTCGATGAGGATTTCTCCTTCGGTTTCACCCCGCCGGATCACGAAATCGCGGTTTGACGAGTTAGTCAGCGCATACCGCATGGCGTCAATCACGGAAGATTTCCCGGTTCCATTGTCGCCGGTCAGCTCGATGGATTTGTTGTCGAGTTCGACTTCCCGTATGCCGAACAGGTTTTTAATTATGATTTTACTGGTTTTCATTCAATGGGGCCTCCCCTCCCCCAGCGACCGCCCCCGTTGACGGTCGCCATAAATCGTGCTAGAATTATGAAAACGGTTTCCTTCGTTTAGGTCGCGTTGCAGCGCGGCCTTTGCTTTTCTGTATCCACCGAAAGAATCCGAGCATCAGCGGGACGCATACGGCGGCGATCGGGATGACGAGCGGGTCAGCGGCGTTCATCGGGGGCCTCCGTTGTGACGTGAAGCTCAAACCCCGGAAGACATGCTTTACTCTGGACGCACCGTTTGCAAAATGCGTCATTTATGCCATGCCTGGTACATACAGAGCAAGCCCCATCGATGCGATCGTGACAGAATTTTATGCCCTCGATCGCCGCGGTCCGCTCCGCCCGAAGCTGCTCATTCTCATCAACCAGCCGCTCGATGTGGTCACACGCCTGATCGACAAACTCCATCAGTTCGGGCAGGGCCAGCTTCGCCACGTCACGCATGCCGCGAAGATCGTCCAGCGGATTGCCCGGCTTGTGTTTTGCGGCGCGTACGGCAACCTGTTTTTGCAGGCGGGTGTTGATCTCTTTGCATTCCTCGATATACGCCTTTTCCAGATTCTTTTTTTGCTCGTATTCCGGGGAGAGCGATGCGGTATTATCCTTGCGCGGAACAGACCTCATGCCGCCCTCGTCCCGACGTTCACCTGTGATTATCATGTCAAACGGCTTTTGTATGCTGTGGGCCAAATTCTTTTTACAGTCAACACAGCAATGATTACTGACCCTGAACGTAATCGGGTTTTCGATGATGAAGTCAAGAAGATACTTTGACGAGCCGATGACGAGTTGAATATCTGGCCGTGGCTCTCCGGCTGAATTGCACCCGCACAGAAAATTAATTGTTGATTCGCATTTTGGGTATCGTTCGCGTAGCTCCGATCGCTTTGCCACCTTGTCCTCCGCATTCGCGTATTCTGCGGCGATTGACAGCGGGATGTTTTTCTTCTGCATCCCCTCCAGCCCGCTTGAAACAATTTTGGATATAAATGGTATTCCATGCTCTCGCGTAGACTGTACGATGCCCTTTTGGGGTCGATGTTTGGTGATTGTGACCCCGTACAGTTGCTCCATCTCGCGGACGTGACGTTTTATCGCGTCCATCTCAAGCCCAGTGTTAAAAAAGCAGTATTGAATGGGTGGGAGGTTGAAGATTTTGCGCACCATTTCGATCAGGTGTAGCATGATGTCGCTGTCACTCCCGCCTGAATATGAACAAATCGCGTTTGGGTGTTCAATCAGGCTTCTAGCAATTATGCTTTTAATGGTTTCGAATTTGCGTGGCGCGTTAAAATCTGCGTATTCTGGTCGGTCTGTGTATACCTTGCTTTTGTAAGTGGTTTTCACCATATCGCCCCCAACACCACCCACCCCACCATATACGCCGCCGGTATCACGAGCACCAGCAGCACTCCCCAGCGGATCGCCGAGAGCAGTTCGCGTCTGGTCATGCCTCCACCTCCCGATTCTCATATTCTGCAACCAATTCCCGCAGTTCCCGGTTCTGGATCGTCAGCCTTACGTTGTCCGCTTGCAGCCGTGCGATTTCGAGGCGCAGACGGCGCATTTCAGCGGCGTGATCTTCGATACCATTCATACCCCCTGTCTCCCTTCCCTCGTCCGCGCGAGGATTCGTTCCCGGTTCCTCTGGTAATACTTCCTATCCCGCTCTCGTATCCGCTCCCGGTTGCCCTCGCGGTATTTGCGGGCTTTTTCGAGAAAGAGATCGCGGTTCAACAAGTAATATCTTCGAAATCTGTTGCACTCGGCTAGTTCACCTTCTGCCTGCGAAAATTCCCGCTCAATCTCTTCATCAGCCAGCCTCATCTCTTCCAGCTCTTTCGCCGTCCATGTCATGCGCGCTTCCCGTTCCTTCCGTACCACTCCAGCATTTTCCGCTTGTGTTCGCACTTCGGGCACTCATACCCTCCGGGCGGAACCTGTTGGAAAACTGATATGTTCCAGTGTTTTTTGCAGGTTTTGCATTTTGCTGTCATGCTTGCGCCTCCGTTCTAAGCTCGTCCATCGTCTGGTCAGCCAGATATTCCAGCAGGTCGTCCAACCATTTGGTTTTGAAAAGCAGTTTCCGGGTGTGATGCCTTACATGCCGAAGCGTACCGTGGTTGATGTACTCACGCAGCGCCGCCGTGCTCAATCCACTGTATTTGGCCGCTTCCGTGAGGTTGAGGGTTTGGCGCTGGATCATCGGATTATTCCTCCCTTTCTTTTTTGTGCGTCAGGTCGCATTCGTTACGCAACCGCGTTACCGCCCAGACCAGGTACAACACCATCGCGGCGATCAGTCCGAGGAGGAACAGGAACACGAGTATGAGCATATGAGGGCCTCCTTTCAATATGGTGTCGATCGTCATGTGGACACGTCCAGCTTCGTTGACAGGATCGTTACTTTGCGGTTTGCGGGACGCGGATGAAGCCCGCCGACAAGTATGATGGAATCAAACTCTTTAGCGACAACGAGCTTTGCGTCGTAGGCATTTTCAGCTTCCACGCGGACAGTTCGCGTTGCAAGCTTGTGTTTCGTGTTCTCGCGGAATGTAACGGAATACCATTTACGCATGATAGGGCCTCCTTTCTTCCAGATTTTCAAAATTATGCCAGTCGAAAAGGGTAAAAAAAGACGCGGCCTGAGTGCGGCCTCAAACCTACGCCGATTCTTTAAGGAGATCGTCGACGGTGCAGTCAAGCAGTTTTGCAAGGGCGATTAGTTTGTCGGCGCGGGGTTTTGAAACGCCAATTTCCCACATAGCCACGGTCGAACGGGCTACATTAAGCGCCTCCGCGAGTGCTTCCTGCGTCAAGCCCGATGACTTTCTGATCTGTTTCAAATTCACGATTAAACCCCCGATGTCAAGTTCTGTGACAATAATATATAGCCATCTTCACATATTGTCAAGAGTTATGACATATATTTTTGGAAAAATATTGTAACGTCAATTAGATTGACATTATAATTCTGTTAGAGGGATTTAGTTATGTTGAATTTGAAGCGAATTAGAAAAGAAAAGGGATATAGTCAAGAAAAGGTCGCGCATGCTATTGGCGTTGCAAGGTCTACTATTGCCATGTGGGAAAAAGGAGCCAGTCAACCGGACCACAATTCGCTTAAAGCCCTCGCTGATTTTTTTGATGTGACTACTGATTTTTTGCTTGAACGAGAGGCTAAAACCAAAGGCATCAAAATCCCCGTCCTCGGCGTCATATCCGCAGGCGTCCCGATCGAGGCCATTCAAGACATTATCGACTATTAGACTCCGTACATATATGATTATAAAATTCAAGCTTGATATATAATTTCCTCTTTTATTATTTGAGGTATGTAATTATGGAAATGATAACCCCGCAAACAGACGGTTTGCGGGGTTTCTCTTTTCCTTGAGAGCCACTACCGGACAGTTTATTTGATACCCAGTTTTTCTTTCAGTCCCTCCTGCAGGACCTGAGAGAAATTAACGCCAACGCGCTCGGCCTTCGTGTTCAGCCAGCTCGGGATGCTGAGGGTCTTCTTCACCGCCCTGTTGTCGTTTTCTCTGCGGTATTCGTCTGTGTCAGCATCGACCAGGTTAACAAAGCTCCCGGCGTCATGCTGTACGTCTTCGGGTTCGCTTGCTGCCGGCGGAGCCTCTCCTTTGTTTTCCGCATCGCACAACCACATAGATATAGCATCACGCGCCATATCAATAGCGTCCACCAACGACTCCCCGCAGCTGAAGCAGCCAGGGAGATCCGGCACCTGGACGTCGTAGCCTTCCGGCGATTTTGTGAAAATAACCGGATATACATATCTCATTGTCTTTCGCCTCCTTATCTAAGGAACTATTTTATGTTATCCCGAGGCAGCGGGGCTTATTTCAGCCCCGCTGCCTTCAGGATGTTGTTTACGGTTCCGATCGGGATGTCACCTCGGTGGCGGGGAACCGGAATTTTGATTCCGGGCTTCTCGGGATGGGTTGCTAGGTGGTGTTTCGCTCCTTCTTGTATTTCCCATCCGCTGGCTTTCAGGGCTTTGAGCACTTGCCGTTCCGTCATCTTCCGTTCCCCTCCTGTTGCTATATTATATACGTAATATTACGTATTATCAACACTATTTTTCGAAAATTCTTTGATTTTTTATTTGAGTACATGGACTATAGTTCAAATACAACAGTTTTAATAACAATTACGAGGTTATAAACGTGGGCACTTTTGATCGTACGCCCTATGTAAACAATCCGGATAAGGTCTAAGTCGAGGTGGTTGCTGATTTTACCCCGGAAGGCAAAATAAAAAAGCCGGAGAACGCTTTATTTCGTTCCCCGGCTTATCATGATGGACAGCAAATTTGAGCTTCTTTGAGAGGCTTCGTTGGATCTGTTCTTATTAGGCTGTATCGGTCGAATCCGTCCCCTGCGACGTCTGCTTCGCGACACTGCTCTTGATCTGCGAAAGGATGTCGTAAACGTAGTTCGCCCCACGGCTGATCAGGATACCTGTGATGAGCTGCGGAACGACTGGTACGTTGATAGGTATCCCTGCAGCCGCACAGAGATCCATACCTGACGCGAACGCGATCCCCAGCCCGGCGATCAGCGACGCCAGCGCCCCCCAGGACACCGTCCGCTTGTCCGCGTCCCAGACAGGCTTCAACGCCGTTACAATCGCTTCAACCAATACTGCACCAAAAACAATACCCATGAGTGCTTCCATAACTTTTTACACCTCCATTATTATTTAATGAGCATGGCCACACCTGCGCCGATCCCGGAGCTGATTACGCTGGCCACGATCAGGTCCCAGCGCTTCCCGGGCTTGCTCATCAGTTCGTCGATCTTTTGATCGTGCTTTTCGCTTCGCTCCCCTAGCTGCTTGGCCAAGGATGCGACTTCCCGTGTTAGTTCCCTGATATCGTCTATCTCCCGTGCGTGTTCGTTCAGTCGCCGTTCGTCCCGGGCCAGTTTGTCTTCAATGTTTTTATGCCTTTCCTGACACACTCCCTGCGACACCACCCCTTCCACCCAGCTCACCTCCTGTTAGTTCAGCTTTTCCACTTCCCGCCCATCGCGGTACATGTCACTTTCCCAACAATACCGTCGACCTTAAGACCATGTTTTCGCTGGAACAACATCACAGCCGCACGTGTGAGCTTGCCGAAGATGCCGTCAATCGTCCCGGTGTACAAGCCAAGCCGCGCGAGAACCCGTTGGACCGCTTTTACATCATTCCCGCGGATTTTGATAATCCGGTTAACTAATCGATATTTGAGCTTCCGTGACAGTGTGAAAGCGGCTGCGGATGTGGCCGGGGGTTTATCTGCAGACGTTGGTTTACTTGCAGATTCGTTCAGTAGTGCCTTTACGTCCGCACGGAAGATATCCATGCTCTTACCGTAGCGCGGGAACCAATGCATGACGTCGGAATGATTGCTCGCGATTCCGCGATCGTGTCCTTCGCTGTGGTCGATAATATCCCGCTCAGTGAACTCGAACTTCTTACAGATGTACGCGGCGAATTCGACAGCTTCCTGGTACACTTTGTTGAAATAGATTGAGTCTTTCAGATCGTCCTCGCAGATCTCAACACTTATGAGCGTCTTGTTGCCGGATCCCTTCGGTCCCGATCCGCAATGCCAGCCCTCGTAGTTCCAGGGTAGGATCTGGTACGTTGCGATAGTTTCGTCCTTCAGCTTCCCAATAAAAGCATGTACACAAACGTGGCGTCCCCCGGGGCTATCGACATTGAAATGGTTTTCGTTTGGGTTTTGACCGAGAAACCCATCATCGGGCTGGACGTATCGCCGGAGGGTCGGATTGTTTGCCCCCGTGGAGTGTATCATCAGACCCTGCGGTTTGATGTTTTGCCCAGCTTTGTAGCAAGCGTTCTTAGTTGCCAGCTGTTTGTGAAGGTTCATAATTCTCCTTTCCACCCGTTTTCGGGCATAAAAATACCGCCTTTCGGCGGTTAGTCAATTTCTTAAACGCCCACAAGAGCCACTTCGAGGAATGTTCTCGAATAACCTTGAATGTCGACAGTATTAACCCCTGCATAGGACGTTGCGTATAACTCAATATACTGCCCTGCTGTGAGATATTTCCTGCAAGCTACGAAGCATGAAATTTCCGCTGTTGATGTTGAGTGCGTATTAGCAGTCACACTCCCAATGGACAAGCCGTTTTTAAATATATGTGCACTGTACCTTTTATCAGCAACCACATTTATGAAAGATACCTGACCGCGTATGTCGTAAAAACCGGTTATCGGTGCAGTAAATTTGTACGAATCGAAATTATCCCCTACATCGAAGTCAATCCCACTAACCAAAACTTTCGTTGCCACAGAATCAACAAGATTAAGCTGATCGTCGCTGAGAGAAACCCGCGCCATCACTTTCGCCCGCAGGTATCCATCCTGAAAACTTTCTGCAAATTCCGACACCAGCAAATATGCCCCGGGATCAAGCTCCACCGTCAGCGTGAGCTCCGTCGACAGAGCCGTCGTGATATTAATAATGCGCTCAATAACCTGGCTGCCCGCTGCCGGTATCTCGTCGGCGGTTTCCCCGGCGTTTCCGTACATGTACAATATCTCACCGTCATCCGGATCCTCCGCATACAACCCTACCTCGCGGTAATAAAATGCTACCGCCGCTTCTTCGTTATTAAACACGCCGGCGACCGATACATCCGTGCTGTCCCGATTAATCGAGCTTATCGTTACCCACATCAGCCGATTTACCAAATCTGCAAGCGTAGCCGGGTCTGTCTCCCCCAGCGCACCGTCGCCGATTGCCAGGCGCGTGAACTCTATCGCCGCGCCCAGCTCTGCCTTAGCAAGCAACGCGAGCCCAGCGTTCGTGATCGTCAACTGTCCGAATGTAGCCATAAATTAAGCTCCTTCCATCAGGTAGTCGGTCCCGATCTCGTGGTACGCGCCACCGGCATACAACGTGGTTTCCATCGCCTCTACAACCGTGAGCGTATCAAAAAGTGCCGACGCGCGTTTCACCCATCGGATATTCCGGGCAAACCTGTCAATCTGTGTCTCTGTCAAGGTCTGCGCGGGTATCTTAATTCGGAAGTGCCCCGGATCACCTTCGTACTCCCACCATTCCTCCACCGTGGCGGCGCCGAAATAGTCCTCTGCAACCTGCCGCACGGCCTGCGGCGTCCCCAACTGCCGGTACACGGTCTCCGCGCTGCTTACGATCGCGCGTTTCTGTGTGAGAGTGGCGCCACGGTCGTACCAAAGCAGATTCAGCGCAGCAGCCATTTCATCGAGGACCATTTCCGGCTGCTCGTTGATGCGCGTCCAGAGCGGCAGCAGCGCCCCCGCATCGAGGAGCGTTTGCAGCAGGCCATCGCACGCGTCCGCGATCCCCTTCACCGTCCGGTCGCTACGAAACAGCCGAGGCACCATATCGAGGAAAGAAACCTCAGATAATTGCATTACACCAGCCCCCCGTATGTGATATCCGCCGTGCCCGACAACACCGCCAGTTCGTACACTTCGAGTGCGTCATGGGCGGGCGTGGTGATTGCGACACGAGAAGCCCCTGCATTGAGCATCCGCTGCACCAGAGCGTCAGGATTAACGTGCCTGCCGAGCGCCGAGCGCTGCCAGCTGATGTATTCGTCCACGGCGGCTTCCACAGCCGCCCGTATGGTTGCTTCTTCGGCCTGCCTCGCGTTGTCGATGTAGTACGTCGCTTCGATCGTGTATGAGACCTCATCAGGCCCCTGCACCGTCAACTGGTCGGTGAGCGGTCGCACGTTACGAGCCGCAAGCGCCGCTGCCACACGATCGAGAATCGTTTGCCCCGGAACCTCGCCATCATCCAGCAGGACTGTAACGACGACCTCCCCGGCAGCTGGGCTGTTGACCGACACATCCATGATCGTGCTGTCCGCCGTTTTAGCCCAGAAAATATACGAAAGCTCCGAGCCTGCCGTGCTGTATGCCCCCAAAGACAGCGTTATCCGGGAGCAATACGATCCGTCGTTTTCGATCTCCGCGCCACCCTGAGAAGCGTCCGTATTGCTCACCGACGCAACAAACGCAACCAGATCGACCTGCTGGTTAATGGTGCCGATTGGAAACCCGTTATATTCGCTGCCAACGAGCGTCGCCGTTGCCGAAACGGTCCCGGTAGTGTTTCCAGCCGCGATAACCAGGTCTTCATCCGTTGCGAAAAAATGCAATCCATCCGGCGTGGCGCGCGTGCCCGCGGGGATTGTGATGTCCGTGCCCTGCGCCGCGCTCAGTGTGTACTCCAGTGTCACGGCGGCATACTGTGGCTGTAGTCGGGAAACACCCCTCGCGGCCCCAATAGCGTCCAGATCATCCCCCTCGGCATACTGCGGGAAGCTCAGGTTCAGGAGCTTGTTTGCATGGCCAAGCGCAACGGCGGACAACTGCGCCAGCGTCGTTATGAGAATCCTCCGCTCATCCCCCGCGTAAAGCGCCTCACCCGCTGATTCCTCGAACAGTCGAATCGCGTCCTCTTCGAGTTCTTCCAGCTCTATGTCCAGAAAATCACGCAATCCCTATCACCACCTTCACTTCCATGTCTCCGGTTATTCCTGTTTCGATCAGCACATCCGACACCCGCGCCCGCGGTTCGCGTTCCTCTATCACTTCGGTCACATGCGAGGTCAGCTCCGAACGCACTTCCTCCACCGGCTGGTCGATCATCCGCGGGTCAAGACCAAGCGTCCTGTCACCCATCACTTCGCCCCATGTGAGCGACAGGAGATTCGCGCAATTTTTCAGGATGCGCTCGGTCTCCGTTTCCGCACCGTAAGAAAAAGCGTCCGAAGACGATACAGTATAAGACATGGAAATCCTCCTCTAATTCCATAGCGGGAACCAGCGGCGACCACAGATGAAATGGCTTACCCAATAAGATGATGATCGGAGTTGAGACGATATCCGCACCTTGCCTTCGCTTGATGAAGCATCTATCATCGTGCCGTTCCCCAGATAAATCCCGACGTGGCCCTTCCCCGGTGCGCTGCCCTCAAAACATACAATATCCCCGGCTTGTAGCGCATTCATTGTAGTTACCTTGGTATAATCTTTAGCGCGCGCCCATGTAGCAGCCGTCATATAGCTTAGGTTTACGCCTATTGATTTAAGGCACCAGTATACAAACCCAGAACAGTCAAACGTATTCGGGCCTTTAGCGCCCAAGATATACCGTTTGCCTAGTTGCTGCCTTGCCAATGTCAGAAGATCAGAAATATTCGGCCCCAAAGAATTCGTGCTCCCAGAAGGTGCGTATCCGGCCTTGATCTTGTCCCTCAAATCTTGAAGGTCCGGTATCATAACCGGGGCAACTAAAAGATACTGCGCTATCATTTTGGTAAGCGTGGAAGTTAAAGTCGCCTTTACGTTTGCCCAGGTTCCCGATTTTATTGTTACAGTCCAGGCTGCCAGTTCCCTGAGTTTGTTCTGCGCTGTTTTGTAAGAGCCAGCTTGACTTTCCAAATAAGTGTTCTTTTTTATTACAGCTTTTATAGCGTCCGCAGCGCCTTTCTTTGCCGCTGTTTCTGTTATTGTCGTAGTTTTCGATTCCCCCGCCGAAGTCGCCCCCGAAGAATTAACCGTCGTCCGCGTAGCAGCCGCCGAACCGCTGCCCGTTGAATCGGCCACCGTATTCTTCGTCGGCGGTTTCAGCTTATTGATTTCCTCGAATCCCAGTTCGATTACCGCGCTTATCATAACGCCATGCGGGCCTATCCGCACTTCGTTCACGTCCACGGACGCCAGCAGCCATGTAAGGGTGCCAAAGCGTTTCTTCCCGATGAACAGCGGATACGGCTTCTTCGCGGCCATGAGCGACTTCCAGCTTTTGATCTCCGATTCGATATTCACGTAGGCCCGGTTCAGCATCAACGAGAATCCCAGTTTTTCAGTGTTGATGCCACGAATCGCCGTGAACGCTTTCCCGCCCTCGTTTTCCTGCGATTCGAGGTTCAGACCCGCGCTGTTCGTGAAACCGTCGAACGTGTATATTTTTTTCGAACTGGCTGTGAATTTTTTGGGGCCCCAAGAAGCTACACTCATTTATTCCACCTCAATAAACTCCCCAAATTTTGGCTATCGAATCAGTTGTAAATGCCCCGTGAC